TGCCAACCGGGATGACTGGAACGGAGCGGCAGACGCCTTCCGCCAGTGGACGATGGGTGGTGGCAAAGTCCTGCCGGGTCTGGTTAAACGCAGGGAAGCCGAGATTGCCCTTTTCCTGTCTTGACGGGAGAATACCGTTATGCCGCTGCAAAAAATCGTTTTCAAACCCGGCGTCAATCGTGAAAACACCCGCTATACGACTGAAGGCGGGTGGTACGAGTGCGACAAAATTCGCTTTCGCCAAGGTAACCCCGAGGTCATCGGTGGATGGCAGCGCATTTCCGTAAGCACCTTTCTCGGTGTCTGCCGGTCGCTTTGGAACTGGGTAACGCTTGGTAATCTGAACTTGATTGGTGTTGGCACCAATCTGAAGTTCTACATTGAAAGCGGCGGCATCTACAACGATGTAACCCCGATCCGTACTACCGTCACAATCAACAACAATCCCTTTGCGCTGACCGCCTCGACCACAGTCACGGTTACAGACACGGCGCATGGCTGTGTCACGGGGGACTTCGTGACTTTCAGCGGTGCCGTTGATATTGGCGGGGTTGGCACCAACGTGACCGCAGCCGTCCTGAACCAGGAGTTTCAGGTTACGGTACTGACACCCAATACCTACACCATTACGATCTCCGTTACGCCAAATGCCACGGCTATTGCGGGTTCTCCGGGGGGCGGCGCGGCAGTTGTTGCCACATACCAGATCAATGTCGGCCCGTCCTATGCCATTCCTTTGACGGGTTGGGGCGCGGGTGCATGGGGTTCTGGCACGTGGGGCGTTGGTGGTACATCCGACACGGCTATTCGGTTGTGGAGTCAAGGCAACTGGGGCGAAGATTTGATTTTTGGCCCACGAGGCGGGGGCATCTACTACTGGGACGCCACCAGCGGTGTCAACACCCGTGGGTTTAATTTGGCTACGGCTGTCGGCGCATCTGACGTGCCCACAGTACAAAACGAAATTTTTATCTCTGACATCAATCGCTTTCTGTTTGCGTTGGGCTGCAACGATTACGGTTCGGCAACGCTTGACCCCATGCTGATCCGTTGGTCAGATCAGGAAGACGCATACAACTGGACGCCATCAGCCACCAACCAAGCGGGCAGTCTGCGTTTTTCTCATGGTTCAGAGATTGTCACGGCGGTGCAAGCGCGTCAGGAAATCGTGGTGTTTACGGACTCTGCGCTGTACTCGTTGCAGTATTTGGACGCACCGATTTTCTGGGGCGCACAGCTTCTTGGCGACAACATCTCAATTGAAGGTCCCAACGCGGTAGTTATTGCCTCGGGCGTGATCTATTGGATGGGTGTGGACAAGTTCTACGTCTACGACGGCCGAGTGCAAACACTCAACTGCGATCTGCGCCGGTATGTCTTCAGTGACTTCAATCAGTCGCAGGCTGCACAGGTCTTTGCCGGTACGAACGAGGGCTTCAACGAAGTCTGGTGGTTCTACTGCTCAGCAAACTCGACCATCATCGACAAGTACGTCATCTACAACTACGTCGAGAAAATCTGGTACTACGGCACGATGGCCAGGACGGCGTGGCTCGACTCCGGCCTGCGCGACTTCCCGATGGCTGCGACCTATAACTCCACGGCTCAGACGGGGCTGCTGGTTAATCACGAAGAGGGACTGGACGACAACGCTACCGGAACGCCCGCTGCAATCAACGCCTACATCTCGTCGTCTGAGTTCGACATTGGCGATGGCCACAACTTCGGGTTTGTCTGGCGCATACTGCCTGACCTGACGTTCGAGAACTCGACGGCCAACACACCCACCGTCAACATGACGCTTTATGGGCTGTACAACTCGGGTTCAGGCAGCGTCGATAACGCAGGACAGCCGGTGGTTAGGGGTAATACGTACGTCATCACCGAAGATTCACCGGGCAGATTTACACCCGCGTGCGTGGGCGGCAGATGATCTTCAAGATCGACTCCAACACGCTTGGTACGACGTGGCAGTTGGGCGCTCCGCGTATTGACATCAGACCGGATGGGCGGCGTTGACCATGAGTTTGCTAATTGAAGATGCAACCGTCCCTGTACCCCCAAACCTGCCGTTGGCGCCAACTGCGTACGAGTCGCGTTATCACGAGCAGTTAAATAACGTCCTGCGCCTGTACTTCAACCGACTCGACGCAATACTAAGGCGGATTGTGGCTACAACTTCTCCCATCCCAGTCTCTATCGGCGGCACCAACGTAGACGCCTTCGGGCGGGTGCGGGTCAGCAACCCGCTGACGCTGTTTGATTCTTCACACCGCTACGCCGACAACAACCTCTGGGCCAACAGCATAACCGGCACCGCAGCGGCAACGTTTAACGCCAATGAAGGTCTGATGGACCTGACGGTTGGCTCGGCCAGTGGCGACCAGATCATTCGGGAAACCATCAAAGTCTTTTCGTATCAGCCGGGTAAGAGCCTGTTGGTGATGAACACGTTTGTGTTTGGCACTGCCAAGGCCAACCTGCGCCAACGTGCGGGCTATTACGGTGCGGCCAACGGCATTTACTTTGAACGCGAAGGCTCAAACAACTACATGGTCGAGCGCAGCAGTGTTACCGGCAGTGTGGTCAACACCCGTGTGGCGCAGGCAGATTGGAACCAAGACCCACTGGACGGTACCGGCCCGTCTGGCCTGACATTGGACTCCTCCAAGGCGCAGATTCTGTATCTTGACATTGAGTGGCTTGGTCTTGGTACGGTACGCACCGGGTTCATCATCAACGGGGCATTTGTCCCGTGCCACAACTTTGACCACGCCAATCTGGTCAATACCACCTACATCACCACCGCTTCTTTGCCGCTGCGGTACGAGATGACCAATGTGGCGGCGACCACTGGGGCAAGCACGCTCAAACAGGTCTGCTCAACGGTGATTTCTGAAGGCGGCTACGAGTTGCGCGGTGCGCAGTTGTCTGCCGGTAACACCATCACAAGTCCCCGCACACTGACCACTGCCGGGACGTTCTACCCTGTAGTGTCGATTCGTTTGAAGACAGCCCGCCTTGACGCGATTGCCATCCTGACGGCTATATCTATTCTGGGCATCACCAACAACGCCAACTACAAGTGGGAGGTTGTGGCGTCTGGCACCACAACGGGCGGCACATGGGTCAGCGCAGGCACAAACTCCGCAGTTGAGTACAACATCACCGGCACGGCGTTCACCGTGGGCACCGGTCGGATTCTGGCAACGGGTTTCTTTCAGGGCTCCAATCAGGGTTCCAATAGCGTGGACATCTTGAAGGAGGCGTTGTTCGCTTCTCAACTGGAGCGCGATCCGTTCACCGCCACTGCGTATGAACTGACGCTTGCTTGCACGGCTGCATCCAACGGGGATCAGGTGCTTGGCTCTCTGGACTGGGAAGAGATCAGCCGATGACTGCTCCTTTCTACGACTTGACTCAATAAGATCATGGCTACCCTTGAGGAATTTGAGCCCTTTCCTGGAGACGGCGACGGAGCGTATGTAGATCCGCGCACGACGGCTATCTACGATCTCTATTACCGGTACCTCGGTCGCGCCCCCGACCCTGCTGGGCTTGCGTTCTACAGCAACCCGGACTTCTCGCTTCAGTTAATCGAGCAGGACATCTCCAATTCCCCGGAGGCGTTCAAACGCTACATGTATGCGCTTGATCCAAACGATCATGCGCTTGCTACACAGCGGGGCATAGAGTTTGCACAGGCAAAGGGCTGGAACCCGGAGACCACGGTTTCCAAGTGGAACTCCGCTCTCGGTACGTCTTTCACGGTTCAGGACTACTACAACGTCACCGGTACGCAGCCTACCGCTCCCGTAGCGCCTCCCGTAGCACCTCCCGTGGCTCCGCCTGTAGCGCCTCCGGTTGCCCCTCCGGTTGCCCCTCCGGTTGCCCCTCCCGTGGCTCCGCCGGTTGCTCCGCCGGTTGCTCCGCCGGTTGCTCCGCCGGTTGCTCCGCCTGTAGCGCCGTCAGGTCCGGCTCCGGCGTGGGCACGGAACATGCCGACCACGTATAACGAAGAAGCCCGCAAATTGGCGGACGGCACCTACGTTGGATCGGTTTACGGTTACTTCTTCACCGACTTCCGCGCGGCCTACAACGACACGAGCCCAAGTTACCCGGATGAACTGCGCCGCATGTTTGCGGCTCAACGGGTGCAATCGACCCTAGATCAGTACGGCGTCAGCGATCCCGAACAACTCAAGCAGTTCAAGACCGCTACAACTCCCACCGGGGTCATCGCCATATTCAACCCGGACGGGTCGGTAAGGTCCCAGCGGTATGACGCACTGTTGGATACGCGCGGTGCTGAGTTCAAAGACTTCGTTAAATCTGCCGCGATGATCGGCATGATGGCATTCCCCGGGGTGGGACAGGCTATCGGAGCATCTATTACCAGTGCGGCAGGGTACGCCGGAGCAAGTGCTGCACTGAATGCGGCCATTGGTAGCGTGGTGGTCAACACTGCGCTAAGTGGCGGCGACGTGAAGAACGCGGTCAAGAACGCGGCGGCTACCTACATTGGCCTGCAAGCGGGGGATGCGCTTGGCAAGATTGCCGCAGACATGGCGGGCAATCCGCAGTTTGGACAGTACGTCAATCAGATAACCGCCAACACCACCCGTGCGGCCATCATGGGGCAGGATATCGGCGATGTGCTCAAGGGCACGACGATCGCGTTTGCTACCAACTACGCCACGCAGCAGATTCCTGGGTTCAATGATCTCCCTCCCGCAGTAAAGAACACCATCACGCAGTCACTGCAAGCATCGCTGTCGGGACAAGAGATTGACCTCACCGCGATGGCTAAGAACGCCGTCATCGACGGGTCGATTGCCTACGCCACTGCGCAGATCCCGGGCTTCAAGGATGCTGACCCGCGCGTACGGTCGTACACGACGACGATGCTGCGAACGGCGCTGACCGGTGGAAATCTTGAGGCTGCGACGATCAACTGGGCAGTCAATCAGGCCACCCGAGACTTTGAGCGCGCGATCAGAACGCAGCCCGTAATGGATCGGCTGAAGAAGGCTGGTGCCATAACGACGGACAACTTGGCCCAGTTGAATGCCGCAGACGCGCTTGAGATCGAACGAATTGCTGAGGCCCCCGAAGACCAGCAAGCGCAGCAGATCGCGGTCTTTACGCAGACTAAAGATTTCCAGAACCAACTCGCTGCGTTCACCAACGGGCAGGCAGATCGAGTCAACCTTGGTGCGGGGTTCTACTACGGCTCTGACGGTCGCATCCGTGACTCTGACGGCAAGTTGGCGGACTCTGTGCAGTTGGCTGGGCTCGGGGATACCGTATGGAGCGCCCTACAGCGCGTCACCAATCTGATACCGGCCACTGCGCTGAATCAGTTGGGCGTTGCGTACTTTGCCCGCAACAACGACCCGTTGAAGGCAGCGTTGCGCGGAGGCTTTGGCGGTATAGCCACTGCCATCCCCGGCGCGATGGAAGTTGCCGGGGTTCGTCAAGATCTGGCCCAAGAGATCAACACGTGGATCCAGGGCGTACAGAACGGCAGACTGCTGTCGCTGTCTCCTGAAGCCCAGGCTGCCATGCAGCAGAGCGTGATCTCGGGCAATCTGTTCAAGCCCGACACGTGGAACTTTGGTTCTGACCCTACGCTGTATGGCAACTTCCTGAATTTCATTCAGATCGCCGCCGCGTCCGTGCCTGGGTTGGCCCCCTACGTCGGGCCCGCGCTGTCCTTTGGCGCCGCCGCCAATGAGGGTGCGCAGACTGCGCGGGACTACATCCGTGGGCTGTCTGATGCCACGTTGCGCGATTCGACCGCATACAAGGATTTGTTGGCCGAGGGTGCGCAGAACGGCAAGACTTACACGATGGCCGAAGCGCGGGAGATCATCTCTAACCGCGCAGCACAACTGGCCGGTGCACTGCAAGGCACGATCGCCGTAGCCCCCATGGGGCCAATCGACCGACTGGCCGGTAAGGTATCTAACTACGCCACTAGTCTGGTGCTGCGTGGTGGCGCCGAAGGCGTGCAGGAAGTGCTTGAAGGGCTTGGTGCGGAACTCGGCGTCAACTTGCGCGGCGTTGACATCTCGTACGGTAACAACAGTCTTGCCAACGCGGTGTACGGCACTAAGGTCGGCGTTGCCATCCACAGCGGGGTGGATGCCGCCAACAATCTGCGCAACTCATCCCTGGCTTCGCAAGGCGCGAATTCTGCGCTGGCTACCAGTTCGTTGGCTGCCGCGCGTAACCAGTCTGGGGTCAACTCCCAAACGCAGGCCAATATCGACCGGATCCTGCGGCTTGCCCCCACTATTCCTGGCGGTAACCTCTCGGTGCTGGGTGACGATCTTGCGGGGGCTGGCATCGACGTACGCCCCGACGGGTCTATTGATCTTGGCACGGTTACGTTGTTGGCCGACGGCACAGTGCGGCTTGATTCCATTACGCCGTTGCCAGAGATCAATCGTGCGGCGTACATCAAAGCGTTTGTCAATTCGATCGTAAGCGACGCCAGTCTGTCCGCTGCGGACAAGGCGGATGCGCTCATCGACAACATGGTGGCTAACGGCTACACGTTGGCGGACATCTCCAGTGCCACTGGGTTCAGTCTTACCGGCGTAGTCAACGCCCTGGGCGGCACGGATACCAGCATCCTGATGCCGATAGCGCCGCCCGTGGCGCCGCCTACGCTGCCACCTGTAGTTCCGCCGGTTACGCCCCCGGTTACGCCCCCGGTTACGCCGCCCGTAGCGCCGCCCGTGGCTCCGCCCGTGGCACCTCCCGTAGCGCCGCCCGTAGCGCCGCCCGTAGCGCCGCCCGT